TCCCGCGCCGTGGCCTCAAGTTCTGCAATATTGTCCCCCACAAACCCCGCGTCACTCGGCACCCGCGCTGACGCCTCGGCCTTCGTGATGCCCTCGCTCTCCATCAGCGCCTTGACCTTGTTGTCGCGGGCCTGCCGCCCGGCCTGCGCCCAGTCGTTCTGAATCTCCTCGATGTGCATGATCCGCTCGCCGTTCGGGCCAACGCGGTCGTTGATGCGGAAGCGAGCGATGACGTTGGGATAGTCGCTGCCGTAGTGGCCGCCGGTGAAGTCAGCCCCGCGTAGCGCGTCCTGCTCATCCCGCAATGCGCGCACTGCGTCCTGTGTGTCTGGGGGCAAGGACTCAAGATTACGTCCGTCGCCTTGACGAAACAACGCCGTAAGATCATCCTCGATAGCCGCTCGTCGTCCCGGCATCGTCAGCAGCACCTCGCGGTAGTTCTCGCCGCCGGGGAGTTGCCAGCGGGGGTCGGAGAACTTGGGGGCACCAGCAGGGCCGAAGCCTGATGTTTCCTCTTGGGCACGAGTGAGGCGCGCAACTTCGTCCCACTCGTCATGCCTCTCGGCTTGTTCGATAGCTTCCTCGAACCGCTGTGGCGTCCATCCTTCGGTCCCTCGCACGTCCGCAGACCCTCCCAACGTCACCTCCCGCACCTCCACCATGTTCTCAGCGTTGAACGCCCGAATCTCGTCCGGCGTCACCAAGGGGCGGCCCTCGAGGAAGTCGTCCATCCCGCTGAAGAACAACTCGTCCGGCTTCGCGCCGCCCTTGAGCAGCATCGATCGGGCCTGCTCGCCGGTCATCTTCGCCTGTGATAGGTTCTGCGCCGCGTTCTCGATGGTCGAGGTGAACCCGAGCGGGGACTGGGTCAGGGGCGGCGGATCAGTCAGGGCGCTTTGCAAGGCTCTCGATCCCTTCCGCACCTGCCCCACCGAGCCCGGCATCAGCAGGAACAGGGGCGCAGCCGCGGCGTAGCCCATGTCCCGAGCCGCAGAGCCGTAATTGCCCGCTTGAAGGTTCGTCATCACGTCTGCGGAAGACCGCGTCATATCGAGGACATCGGCCTGCGGGCCGACGAACTCCGTGGCAAGACGCCCGACGTTGCCGACGTTCGTGAGACCTTGGGCACCGTGTGGCCCCACATACGGCCTCAGACGGCCTACCTGCTGGTTGAGGAACTCGCTGCCCTTGAGCATGGCATCGCCCCACCACGACGGCAGGAGAGAGCCAGAGCGCGGCTGTAGTGCGCCCGGTCGTTGTCGCAGTTCAGCCATCGTGCTTGCTGGCGGTTACCATGCGCGCAGTATGCAGCGGGATCAGGAGCGGCGCAAGCCAGTCGGCTTTTGGCTGATCGCCGCGGCTCCCGACCAGCCTTCGAGTCCCCACCCGCGTGCCTGCACCGAGCGTGCGCGGTGCCGCACCCAGTCGGGATCAAAGCCGGCGAACGAGCACACCGTGTTGAAGTCGCGACCGCCCTGCACCAGCCACCTGCGCGCGGATTCTTGGACGAGCAGATCAGCGCCCGGCTTCGGGCTGGCATCCCGCATCGCTCGCAACAGCACGGCTGACCACAGTGCCACTTCGGGGGTTTCGGTGCTCATGTCTACCTCTGTGTTGTGAATGGGGCCAGTCCTGCCGCGAACGGAGTCCGCCTAGCAGCGAAAAGGCAGGACCAACCCCAACTGGTCACCATCGCACCACCATGTCCGACACCTTGCGGAAGTGGTGCAACGGGATGAACGCGCACTCTTTGCGACCCTCTGGCCCTCGTGACCGGCGTCCGCCTTCTCGTAGTGCGGCCTCACGACGGCCTCCTTCGGTACAAGACCTCCGCATATGCCTCGATGCAGTCCAACTGCTCCGACATCTTGTCGAGGACGTCAGCCGGGTCGCTTTTCTCGAGGCGGCGCACGATCTCGGCGTTCATCGATGTCCCGCGGACTTTCGCACTCCGTTGGATCGCAGCCCGGAGCGGCTCCTTCATTCTGAGGGTGAACTCGACGGTCTTCACTTCGCCACCGCCGCCTCCCGGCCGTCGTCGTCAGCCTGCTCCGCTACCACCTGCCGCGCACCGACCGGGGTCAGTGCCGTCGCTTCACCGTTCGCCATCCTCGACCTTCTTCAGTATCGACCGCCCCGGACTAGCGGCCCCGAACTTGCCGAGGCTGCGCCGCTGGGCAAGACGCGGCTTCGGGTTCTTCGAGAACGCGATGTCCTGCAACGCTCGCGGCAGATGCTTCGCCGCCTTCCGCGGGTTGCGTTTCCGCGTCATCGCCGCCTCCGATCGGCCACCGTGCTGTCGAGCCACGCCCAGAGGAGTCTCTCGATGGCCGCCTCCGTGGCAACCTGCACCTCAAGCTGGACCTCGATTTCTTTCGCGAGCGACCGCCCGTTCCTGCGCGCCGCTTCTTCCAGCTTGCGCCGGAGTGCTGGTGTGGGTCGGAAGCCCATCTGCTTGTTCATGCCGCCCACCCGCTGCCCGCCCCTCGCGCAGCCGTTTTCTTCGTGTATCGCTCGCGCGCCTTCTTGCCATCCCTCGCGCCGGCCTTCGGCCACCTCGTAGAGAAGTCGGGATCGACCATTCGCGCCAAGGCGTCGAGCATGTCGTCGTGATACGACACCGGGAAGGGCAAGAACTCGTCCTCGACGAAAACCTGCACCAGATCCTCGCGCTCCTTCGTGTAGTTCGTCTTCCACAGCGTCAGCGGCAGCCAGATGCGTCCGTCGTCGAACAGCGGGATCAGCCGGCGGATGCGGTCCTTCTTGTTCTTGACGCCGCCCAGTGCCGTGATCTCGAAGCGGTACTTGATGCGCTCCATCTCAGCTTGGAAGTGCGAGATGTCGGCGTCCTTGCCGTACTTCTCGTAGCCCACCCCCAGTGGCTTGTACCGCTGGTGCATCGACAGCAGCGCGTCCCACCGCTCGACGAGGTTCAGCCGGTCGCGCACCATGTCGAGGACGTAGTAGTTGCGATCCGCAGCGAGCCCGACGACCCACATGGCGGTGTAGTCGTTCTCCTTCTTCTTCTCGTTCGCAGGGTCAACCACGATGTATTTGTTCATCCCCGAGCCGTCAGTCGGCTTGTGGTAGTGGCGGAGCCACTCTCTCACGAAGCCTTGTGTCTCTTCTGCCTTCGGGTCCATCAGCATCTGCGAGGAGAACACATACGGTCCCTGATCGCGCCTCCGTAGCTTGAGTTCATCGCGGGTCATCATGACCGGCTCGCCCTCGACTGTCCCGTCGATGGTCGCCGGGTACTGCCTTGGGATGGCGGCCTTGCGCTGCTTCATCTCGCGGTAGGTGTCGTTGTAATGGTAAATCGTCCCCGCGTACCGTTTGACGCCGCCCTCCTTGCCGAGGTTCAGCGACAGGCTCCAGCGGTCGGTGACCTTCTTGATCGAGTCGTCGGTGTTGACGGAATCAATGGTCACGAGATCGTCGAACACTAGCACGTCGAAATGCTTCGAGGTGGGCTGGCTATCGACCACGCCCCACGCCTCGACGCTGCTCTCCTTGGGGTTGCCCTTCCGCTTGACCTTGATCCCGCCGTCCAAACTCCACGTCGGTGCCTCCCGGTCAGGCTGCTCCCACAGGATCTCCGGGTAGAGCGACTTGAGTTCATCGTTGGTCTCCAGTTCGTCCTTGATCTGGCCGAGGAACTTCTTCGCGATGTCGCGGGTGTGGGAGAAGATGGCGACCGTCAGTTCTGGGTCGTTCAGCAGGCTCTGGACGGTCAAAGCGAAGGTGATGATCGAGCTTTTGTAGTGTTCCCGCGCCCAGAGGTCGAGGCGGCCGTCCGGGTTGGCCTGCACCTCCCGGCAGCGGTTGAACACCCAGTCGCCCCGGAGCCGCGTGCCATCGACGTCAGGCCGGTGCAGCAGAAACCGGAGCAGGAAGAAGAGGTCGTTGCGCCCCATCCACCGGCTCACCTCCCTCGCCTCCCGTGGTGGAAGCCTCTTCAATGAGGCGAAGAACGAGGGGTAGCACTGCCGATTCGGCAGCAGCTTCATCTCCATGATCGTCCTCCAAGAACAGGCTGACGGCTTGCGGCGGGCGGCCCCAGCCACGGTCGAGCAGGCCGAAGGCGATGTTGGCACGCAACGCGAGCCCGGCCTCGACGTTGTCGCGGATCTCGATGAGCAGCTTGATGTTGTCCTCGGTCGCTTCACGAGCGAGTGCGGCAGCGCGCTTGCGGAGTGCTGACCTGACCTGCCCCGGCGACGCAGGTCCACGAGGGTTGGGTGGGTTTGCCAGCCTATCATATCCGATCTCAGTCATATCTGGTTACACTATCTCATTGATTTGGCTCAGATCAAGCCCCAGTCGCGGATCTGCTCGTGGACCTGCTCGACTGACCGGCAGACTGCGACCGGGCACCCGGCGTCAGCGATGAGAGCGTGTGCGCGCGTCTGAG